ACGCTATCAATGATCCCCGTAATTTTTCCGGTGTGGTCTTTCAGTGCGGCATAGATGGCCTGACCTTGAACCACCGAGCCGCCATCACTCATGATGTGCATTTCAATGTTTTGGCCAGCGTACGGCGCGAGCGCGTCAAGCATGGCCTGAGCGTCTATGTCGTACCATCCAATATCACCGTACAAATAAAGTTTGACGGGTGCAGTGGGCTGCACACTCGCCACCAAGTCAAACCACTTAGTCTTCTTGGTCTTGTTTGGTTTTGGCATTATTGCCCCCTGTAGCGTTTGCAGTGATGTGTTCCAAGAAATTCAAGTCATCGACTTCAAGCTCTTTTTGCAACTCACGGTCTTCTTTGTAACGAGTTAAAATCGGGCGAATGTCTAACCCACGTTGAGCCAAGGCCAGTGACAGCGGCAACATGCCGCAACTCATTAGCATCTGGATGCTTTCCGCTTCTTTTTTCGGGTCAATCCACGGCAGCACCGCGCCAGAAAATTCCGCGTCATACAAACTGGTGATGTCCAAGCCTGCCGGAAGCTTGAGCCGCCCTTGAATAAAGGCCGCATTCACAAACCCTTCATAGGTTGGACGACAGCAGTAATTGACCAACATGGCGCGCAGCACCATGTAACCCGCCCAACGGTCAATCAGTTCTTGCCGTTGCGCAGAGTAGGATTTCTCATAGTTTGAAGTGGTTGAGCTGTGACTGACGCCCACGCCTGAAGTGATTTGTCGTTGCATGGCCAAGATAGCCGCCACGGTATCGCCAACCCCTTTGGCTGACTCCATTACTTTGACGCTGTCGCCTTTCTTCACTTGGGTGACGTTGGAGTATCCGAACTCTAACTCAGGATAATCTTCCTCATCTTCGCCCAGCCCCTCGACGATTCCAGCCGGATTGGCAACCTCATGAACAAGGGTGATTCTCGCGGCCGCTTTTAGCGCCAGCTGAGTGGCTTCTTTAAAGCTCGCTAAGTCCTCAACATCGTTGAGTACAGGGGCCAGCTTGCTCACCCCGCGAAGAGAGTTAAGGCGGTTTTTATTGGCCAACTGAAAGATGTCAGACGCCGGAATAAACACCGGACTCAACGAGAACTGAGTGGGGTCAGCGTTGTAGTAATACCCCTTAATTCGGTTGTATTTCCCCAACGCGAAACCGTTTTGCACTCCGTTTGATAGGTCAGTGAGTCCGGCGTCAATGTGGTCACATTCAAACGGCTCAACGGCGTAATTGACCTCAGTGAGAAAGTCATGGCCACCGTGGACATACTGACGAATGAACACCTCCCCGTCTCGGATGTATGATCGCAAAATCATACGCTCAGCTTCAAAGCGTTGCGTCCGGCCATCCATGCAGTAAAGCCGTGAATGCGCTTCATACATGACGGACAATTGCTCGGCCAGCTCCGTGGCAGGCTTACCGTTGAGCAGCTTTGGCCGAGGGTTGATATTGATACCATCACCCACCACGTTCTTGCACATCTCATCGAGCATGGCGGTCACAATGCCAAAGTTTTCTTCATAATAACGCGCCTGTTGAGCCAGCGGCTTTTGGGCGATTTTCATCAGATCGTTTGGCTTGAGGGTACTTCGTGTTTTCGACCTTGAGCCGGAAGCCGCCTCATACTGAGCCTGCAAGCTTCGGTTTTTGGCGATTTCAACGGCGGCGCTTGAGCTGGTGTATGACTTGAAGCGATCTAGAATATTCAGTCTCATGCCATTACCCCAATCTCACTGGATATTGTTTGCGCTTGCGAACCTTTGAGGTCAGCATTTGCACCTGTCCCTCTAGGCTTTCGATTCCTGCGCGAACTTCTCTGAGGTTTGCCTCAATCTGCTTGCGCTGATCTTCATCTTCCACGGTTGCGCCCTCTTGCAAGATGCGCGTCTCCGCGTCGTAATAGTTTTGCAGACGCCTCTCAAGCGTATCTATTAAAGCCATCGCGCTCGGTCTCCGCTTTGTTTCGCCCTGCGGCGTCGCTGTTGTTTAGGTTTCAATGAATGTTCGCCCTTCTCGCTCACGTTGCTGTTTCCGCCATCAATCGGACGCGCCCACAACGGACACTTGTCAAATTCCATGGCGAATACGCCCAAGTGATACATGGCCGCAAACAGGTATTGAGCATGGTCAAAGTTTTCATTGGCTTTGTTGGGTTGCTTTTCCCAGCGGCCATAGTCGTCAATGTCTTCACTGAGCAATGACTCATACCATTCACGTGTCGCCCAGCCGAGTGGCGAACGGAACGACAAACGCTCGTCCGTCCCTTCGGTTTTCAGTGAGGTGTAAACGGTATTTTTCAGCACGTTGGTGTTGAGGTTGAGCAGTGGGATATCTTGACGGGCGGCATAGGGGTGATCTTTTTCCGAGTTCGGAAACGTCACCTTAGTCCAACCATCGTGATAGTTATCTTTAAACGCTCTCGGGTTACCCTTGAGCAGCATGAATCGGACATCAACTTCTTTTCGTTGTAGATAACGAACAAAGTTATAGGCGTTAAACGTCGTGTTACCTTCACCGTTATCGTCAGCAGAACCACCCGAGTCACACAAGGTGAACGCCGGAATGATGGTTTTTTCATGCCCGGCTATCTTGTATTCCTTGAGCATCACTTGCTCGTAAATACAGATCCAATCTTCGGGGTAAACGTGCGGTTTGATTCGCTGAGCAACGTCCGCCACTTCACGATTTGGGTTAACAAGAATCTGAAAGCTATCGATTGGTTGCCACTGTAAGAACTCGTTGACTGCGGTCACCTGAACATCAAAGCGAGAGTTTGCACCGCCCTGAACGTCCACCGTGGCAATCAAGAATCGCGTATCCTCCGGCACTACCCCTTGAGGCAATGCGTTCGGGTTCTGTCTTTCCATCAAAATATCGATGGTGAGATCCGTTTCACGAAGCTTCGGCACATACGGACGGCCGCGAGTGGTGTTCGTGTATGCCTGCAATTTCGACTCATCCCCTGTGCGCTCATAGTGTGCGAGCGCGGAATGGTACTCGGCCATCATCCCTTCCCACGTGTTAAACGCGGCCACCACACCATCAAAGTGAAACGATGCTAGGGTGGTTTTTGGATGTTCAACGGGCTGTCGGTTTCCGGCTTCGTCCACTTCGTTCGGGAACATGTACGCCCCCACCAAGTGGCGGCGCTGGTGAAAGTGAATTTCATGGCCACAATGCGGACAGCGAACGAACGGTTTGACGTCTTGCTCAGGGTCATACACCAGATAGTCTTGGCTGGCCATGAACCAGTGCTCCGCGTCTGGACATTGCCAGTAATACACCTTTCGAGTGCCATCATTGAACAAGCCAGCAATGCCCGAGGCGCGCGGCAGTTCGTGTGGTTTAAGGTTGCTTTGGTCTTTTACAGGCATTCGAGAGGGTGAGCTTTCAGCAATACACTTGCCAGCGGAGCCGCTTTGCAATGTCCGCTTAAGGCCACGGTGAAACTTTGAACCTTCACTGTCACCCGCGCCGGTACCGTCATCCGGCGAGCGGTCATAGTCGGTGATGATCACCAATCCGTAACCCAACGCCGAAAAGGCGTCGTTGGTTCCGCTTCGGAAATACACCCTTGCATCATTACGAAACACACGTTCAACAATGCCTTGGTCATGCGCTCGGTGAGTGATGAGTTTTTTCAGTGGCTCGGTGGCTTTCACCATCCGGCTGTATTCTTTTTTGCTGTAGGTTTGCGCCGTGGTTTCAGTCGCAAAGGCTATCAAGATATCCGTGGGCTGTTGCCAAGCACGATAGAAGGTCACGCCCTCAATAAACGATTTTGACTTGGCCGAACGCGCCGCCGCCGCCATGATTACGCCTGCATAACGGCGATCAAAACAAGCCAAGATAGGCTCAATCATGTACGGCACAATGTCAGTACGAAACTTCGTTACCCCTGACGTGTCAGAGATATAAAGATATTTTTCTATCGCTTCAACGATGCCGATATCTTCTAGGTCAATCACTTCAATGGATTTACTAATCAGACTCCGACATGGCATATATTCGCTGTTCAGCATCGTCAGCCATCTCCTGTGCATCCATCATTAAACTTCGCACCTCTCGGCGACAAAACTC